AAATCATTTCACATTTGATAACCAATATTATACTGTACGCATATACAGTTGTTGATATGGGGGAGGGATGATGCAGGACTATCTTTTGGAGAAAATTAAACTCCAACAAATTGAATTTATTCTTAAAAAAATCTCTTTTGATGATTGTGATCAGGAGGAGAAGGATTTCGCCATTCAGTGGTTGCTTGAGTTATCTGGTGAATTAATGGCGCAGCTGCGCCAATCAGAAGCACAGATGAAAAACAGCAATTCACACTGAGAGAGGGCTATATGCGCATTGACATCATGATTGACAAAGAGCAGAAAATTAGCCCGGGTGTACTCACCTCCCTTGAAGCTGAACTTTATAAGAACCTGTTACCTGTATACCCCAAAACCAGCATACGCATTCGAAAGGGCAGCGCTAACGGTGTGGAGTTAAGCGGCCTGAAACTGGATGCGGATAAAAAGAATGTTATGGACATACTTCAGTCAGTTTGGGAAGACGACAGCTGGCAACATTGATAACCTCGGCAGGGCCAAAAACTTGTTTTTTTGGCCGCTGGCGGGGTTGAACAACGAGCCGGGCGAGGCGTTAGGCAGTCTGCTTTGATGGTTCTCCGGCAGTGACGCGTAGTGCATGCCTATGCCGCATGAATTCGCATGATCCCAAAAGGATCAAATTTACCCCGGCCCGCCAGTTCTGGCGGGCTTTTCATATGTCATGCAGGCGCATGAAAACCGATACACAAAGCGGGCAGGCGTGGCGGGGGTACGAGCGCGCGCTAAAGGGAATGGAGTGAATAAGTGTGTTTTTCGATAGTTAATCAATGGCTTATTCTTTAAGCCAGGCTACTATCATTAGTAGTTATCTAAATGGTAAAATCCCAGCATTCACGCAAGATTTAAGGGACTATTATGGATATTGAAATAAAACACTTTGGTACAATAAAAGATGCCCATGTGCATATAGGCGGCTTAACTGTAATTACTGGTGAAAACGACACAGGTAAAAGTACAGTAGGTAAGGTCCTGTTTTCTATTGTAAAAGCAATTGCAAGATACGAGTACGACCTAGAAGAGGATAAAGATGATAGACTTCTCACCTTAGCTGAGAATCTTTATTTTTCAATTATTAGAAGAACCATAAATATATCAACTCATACTGTTGTTAGAGATTTATTTCATCCAAAGAAATTCATTTCAAGTATTAAGAATGACTATAACGCTGCACTTGCCGAAAGGTATAATGTCTTAAATGAATTATTTGATGAAAATAATATATCTGAGTTGTCTCTGTCGGGCGCAATAAGCGAGTTAGAAAAAATAAGAAGTATCATCGAAGAGCCTGATGACAGATTATCTGCAATGACACGCGCTATAAGTAAAGCTTTTTTTTCTGAGTTTCGTGGGGAGATAGTATCAAAAGGACAATTAGAGTCTTTTAAACCTACTGTTATTGTGAATGATGGTGCTTCGCCGTTAATAAAAATTAACTGGATAAGTGATGCGAAGTTCAAATTCGATTTTACTGATGAATTAGGTTACAGTGACGCAACATATGTCGAGTCACCTGCGATCATGCAGTTTCATAATCTCGCGCAAATGTCTAAGACTTTATTTGAATTAAAAAGCGCTTCCGCGGGTAGGGCTACAGTTCCCCTGCACGTTAAAGATCTTAGCAATAAGCTAAGCGATTCAATTTATAATCTCTATGCATTTACAGATATATTCGAAACTGTAGAGGAAGATATCCATTCAAAGGTGTCAAATAAAATCAGTACGGCTTTGAACGGTGAAATATCTTATGATAATGAAAAATTCGATTTTTTGCTCAATAGAGATGGCTATAACGTATCATCCTCAAACATTGCATCAGGCGTGAAATCATTAGGCATTTTAGATATGCTTATTAAGGGCGGGCACACAGAGGATAATAATCTTTTGATTGTGGATGAGCCAGAGGTTAACCTACACCCTAAATGGCAGGTCTTATATTGTGAGTTAATATGCGAACTGGTACGTTCAGGTGTAGACGTTATAATAACAACGCATAGCCCTTATGTTATTGATTCATTGAAGCATTTCTCTGATAAGCTCAGAATCGAAAATAGCTTCTATTTAGCTATGAGGTATCCTGAAGAGACATTGACTGAATTCGTAAATATTACGGATGATGTATCTTATGCAATAGATTTGTTAGCAGAGCCATTACATGATTTGAACAAGGATGAGTTTGATGACTTCTAATGCCAAAAAAATATATGACAAGCTTTGTGATATTTATCCAAGTGCACTTGAGAGTATTACAGATCTGAGTTTTAATACCGATGGTAATAAGCGATTTGTTATTTCTGATGAGTTGGGTTTTAATTTTGATAAAGTTTCAAACCTTGCGCCTTGTCACCCGCAAGGAAAAAAGGAAAAATCCCCTGATGCTCTATTTTTAGCTAATGATATACTTTATTTTGTGGAGTTTAAGGAAGGTTCGGCTAAGAAGGAAGATATTAGGATGAAAATTCATGAAGGTATAACAACTTTGTTTTGCTTTGTGTTAAAGCATCTTCCGGAGATTAGTCGTGAAGATTTTCTCAGTCTTCATATTCGCTATGGTGTTGTTATGCGAGGTTTTAGAGCTACAGGGCGGCAAGGGCTAATCGATAGACTCGAAGCTACTTCTAATAAATTTAACCTTAGAAATATCGAAGGGTTTCTTGTCAGAAAAACATCGGTAAGAGATGAGCCTGCTAGGATTCTAGAGTTGTTACATACAGTAAGTGCAGGAAGGATATCATCAATTGATATATCCCTCCCGGATTCAACCATACAAAGTCATGCAATGTAATGCATGAGTGTTAAGCTAATTTGTATTCATGGAATTTGATTATATTCTCACCTAGCCAATAATTTAATTCTTCAAGTCTTTTTTGTAGATAAAGTAACTCATTTCTTACAAAAACACTTGATGCTTTTTCCACATCCCCAAAACCGCCGGTGTTGTTGGGGATTATTCCCATCAACTGGGGCGGTACGCGGTGCGCGGCCATCATATCGTCGCGGCTGACGTTTTTAATGTTCAGGAACTCATCTTTTGCCGCCACCTCTGACAGCGGGATGATCTGAATTCCGTCCTTCTTGCCGTTCGGCGAGTACATGAACAGGTTGCGGAAGTTGCCCGGCCCCTTCGCGCTTTTCATCGCCTTGCGGATATTGTCCACGTCCTCCTGATTCTGTGCCGCGTCGGTCATGTACATGATAAAACCGGCGTGACTGCCGTTGAGGTAATACTTGCGGCGAAACAGCGTCGCCGACTCGTTCAGCAGCGTGGACGGAATAGCGGAAAGGTATTCCGGCAGGCCGTAGATTTCCTGATTCAGGTCCGGTTCCATCAGATGAAAGACGCTGCCGGGTGCGAACTGATACGGCTGCGCATTCGGGCCGTACTGTGCATACCAGTAGGTGTCCAGGTCGGTGCCGCGACGGGTAAATTTTGCCAGCGCCGGCTCAAGCGACAGCACGCCGCCGAGACGGTTGGTGCGCTTCTCCAGGTAGGCATTACCGAACACCAGATAGTCCTGAATGAACCGGCTGAACGCCTGCCCGCTTAGCAGCGGATGCGGGATAAACGTGCTGGTCAGGATGTTGCGTTTCACGTTGAGCGGCGAGCTGTGATGAACGGCGGCGCGGAACGTGCGCGCCAGCCCGTCAAAGCTCACCGGCGGCTCATACCAGCGATCGGTTACCACACATTCCACGTAATCCAGCAGCTCGCGGCGGTCCAGAACCGGCACCGGATCGCCAAAGGTAAATGCCTCCGCCGTGGCGCCGCCGGCCATATTATTTTGCTGCACGGGCTGCGTGCGCGTGCGGTTCCTGCGTTTACTCATCTAAAAAATCTCCATGATGTTGCGGCTGTTGGCGGATTCGCCCTGCAGCGGTTCGTTCGCCAGCGCGTGCATGGTTGCCCAGGCTAAATCTGCGTGGCTGGCTTCTTCGCTTCGGCTGGCTTCGTAAGTGGGGCGGTTGCCGCTGGCCGTGGTGGCGCGGCGGATTGCCATGAATGACTGCGCAATGTCGAGGTGGCCGGCGTCAAACTCCAGCCGGCCGCCGCTGATGATGTCGAACGCTTTCAGTACAAGGGCGTTTTTCACGTTCGGGTTGTAAACAAACTCTTTTACTGCGGGGAAAAACATCTTCACGTTCTCGTACACGCCGAGACCAACGCCGGTGGAGTCGATACCGATATAAGTGACGTTATACTGCTGCGTCAGTTTTTTGATGGACTCTGCCTGCGCGCGGAAGTCCATGCCGCGCCACTGGTGGCGCTCCAGAATGCGGAACTTACCGCCGGGTACGGCTGGCGGCGCGATTACCACGCAGCCGGCGCTGTCGCCGTTCTGCGTGCCCTTTGCCGGGTCGTAACCGATCCACACCTCGCGCCAGCCAAACGGACGCAGCGCCAGCGCCTCAAAGTCGGACCACACCTCCCAGCTGTCCACCATGCATTTCTGCAGCAGCTGCAGCGGGAACACGGACGCCAGGTCGTCCACGAATTCACACATCAGCAGGTTCTGGTATTCCGGCGGGCTGTATTCCAGTCGCAGCTGGTCGAGGTCGAACAGGTTACAGCCGCCGCGCACGGCGTCCTCTACCGTGACGATCTGGCGGAACTGGCCGTCGTCGCAGAAGCGGCCCGGCGACAGGCTCGCGTGGGTCAGATCGATGTCCACGTGATCGGCTTTGGCGCGGCCCCGGTTAAACAGCGCGCCGGACCAGAACGGATAGGCGCTGTGCGTCAGGCTGGACGGCGTGGAAAAGTAGGTCTGGCGCCACTTCTTGTGCAGCGCCATGCCGGACGCCACCTTGCGCAGCTCCTGAAATTTCGGGATCCAGAAATATTCGTCCAGATACAGGTTGCCGTGGTAGCTCTGCGCGGTGCGGGCGTTGGTGCCGAGGAAGTACAGGCCCGCGCCGTTGGCGAGCGTCATCGGGTCGCCCTTCAGCTCTACGTCCACCTCTTTAGCGAACTCGATGATGTACTGTTTGAATACATGCGCCTGCGCCTTACTGGCTGACAGGAAAATCTGGTTGCGCCCGGTGGTCAGCGCATCGATTAGCGCCTCGCGGGCAAAGTAGAAGGTGGCGCCGATCTGGCGCGACTTCAGCACGTTGCGGATGCGGTGCTTGTTGCCGGCGTCCCACCACTGGCGCTGGTAGCCGAACATTGAGCCGTGGAAAATCTCCTGCAGCTTCTCGATCTGCTCGTCGCTGAACAGGTTCTTTTCCGGCGGTTTTCGTGGCCCGCTGTTGCGGTTCGCCACTTTCGGGTTCAGGTCCGCTTCATTCCCGCCGTTGTTAAACTTGCCGATACGGGCGTGGCGCTCGGACTGGCGCGCCAGCAGGTCAATCTCCTTGTAGTCTTTCCCTTCTTTCGTCTCTTTCATGACCAGCTGGCAGTAGCGTGCGGCGGTGGTCAGCTGCATCTGATCGAGCGGGCCGTAGTCGCTCCACTTATCGCGCTTTTTCCAGCTGTGAACGGTTGCGGGTTTCTCTCCCAGCATTTCAGCAATGCGGGCGATACGGTATCCCTGAAAGTACAGGAGCATAGCCTGCCTGCGGGGATCGAGGTCTTCGGGGGCGAGTGTCGTTGTCATGGCCCCAAAATACGGGCCCGCCGGTGCCTTTTCCGCTGCCCCTCATTGTGTGGTGAGCCGCACAACGTCCCCGCGTTGTTTCGATACCCCTCCCGCCGCAAACATAAGGCTCTCAGACGTTTAAAACCAACGGAGCCTGGCTCATGACAGTGACTGCAAAGCGTTTTCGTATCGGGGTGGAAGGTGCCACCACGGACGGACGCGAAATTTCCCGTGAATGGCTGGTACAGATGGCGGCCAGTTACGATCCGGCGGTTTACACCGCGAGTATCAATCTGGAGCACATCAAGGCGTATTCGCCGGACAACACCTTTAACCGCTACGGCACGGTGTCCGCGCTGGTCGCAGAAGAAATCAGCGCCGGGCAGCTGGCCGGGAAGATGGCGCTCTATGCCGACATCATGCCGACGGACTCACTGGTTGAACTGGTGAAAAAAGGACAGAAGCTTTTCACCTCTATGGAGGTCAGCACCAAGTTTGCCGACACCGGCAAGGCGTATCTGGTCGGCCTGGCCGCCACTGACGATCCGGCAAGCCTCGGCACCGAAATGCTGCAGTTCAGCGCAAAGGCGGAGCATAACCCGCTCGCAAACCGCAAGCAGCACCCTGACAACCTTTTTACCGCCGCGACCGAAACCGCGATCGAGCTGGAAGACGCGCCGGACGAAAAGCCCGCGCTGTTTGCCCGCGTCAAAGCCATGTTCAGCAAGCAGCAGCAGACCGATAGCGCGCGCTTCAACGACGTGCATCAGGCCGTGGAACTGATCGCCAGCGAACAGCAGGCGTATGGCGTCCGCACCGATAAGACGCTGGGCGAGCAGGCGGAACGTCTGAGCCAGCTGGAAATCAGCCTGAACGAACAGCTGGATGATTTGAAAACACAGCGCGACGCGTTCAGCGAGCTGAAGCAGCAGCTGGAAAGCGAAGACGGGCGCAAAGATTTTCGCCCACGCACGCCGGGTGGCACTGCGCCAGCCGAACACCTGACCAACTGCTAAAGGAGCAGCAAACCCCATGAAAAAGAATACCCGCTTTGCGTTTAACGCTTACCTGACGCAGCTGGCAAAACTCAACGGTGTACCGGTCGAGGAGCTGTCGAGCAAATTCAATGTCGAGCCGTCTGTAGCGCAGACGCTGGAAGATACCATTCAGCAGTCAGCCGCCTTCCTGACGCTGATTAACGTGGTGCCAGTCACTGAACAGTCCGGCCAGCTGCTGGGTTTGGGCGTTGGCGGCTCCATTGCTGGCACCACTGATACCAGCACAAAAGACCGCGAGCCGGTCGATCCAACGGAAATGATCGGCACGGAATATAAGTGCGAGCAGACCAACTTTGATACCGCGCTGAACTACGCGAAGCTGGACATGTGGGCGAAGTTTCAGGACTTCCAGACCCGTATCCGCAACGCCATCGTGAAGCGGCAGGCGCTGGACCGAATCACCATCGGCTTTAACGGCGTTAAGCGCGCTAAAACCTCCAACCGCACCGAAAACCCCATGCTGCAGGACGTTAACAAAGGCTGGCTGCAGAAGCTGCGCGAAGACGCAGCGGATAACGTGATGGGCAGCATCACAAAGGACGGCGAAACAACCGCCGCGCCGGTGAAGGTCGGCAAGGGTGGCGTGTATCTCAACCTCGACGCGCTGGTGATGGACGCTGTAAACGAACTGATCGACCCTATTTTCCAGGACGACGACGGTCTGGTGGTGATCTGCGGACGCGAGCTGCTGTCCGATAAATATTTCCCGCTGGTAAACAACGAGCAGGACAACACCAACAAGCTCGCCGCCGATCTGATCATCAGCCAGAAACGCATGGGCGGCCTGCAGGCGGTGCGCGCGCCGTTCTTCCCGGCAAAAGCGGTGCTGATCACCCGCCTGGACAACCTGTCCATTTACTGGCAGGAGGAAACCCGCCGCCGCTCGGTTATTGATAACCCGAAACGCGACCGCATCGAGAACTTTGAATCAGTTAACGAAGCGTACGTGATTGAGGATTACCGCTGCGCCGCGCTGGTTGAAAACATCGAAATCGTCGTTCCTGTGCCTGAAACGACACAGTCAGCAGACGCCGGCGCGGGAGCGTAACGCATGAGCCTGAGTCCCGCCCGGCAGCACCGCCAGCGCGTTCAGGCTGAACAGGCCGCCCGACAGGGCGGCAGTGTTCGCCACGCCAGCGGCTACGAGCTGATGCTGATGCAGCTCGGCGAAGACCGCCGCCGCCTGAAGGGCATCCAGTCCACCGTTAAAAAAGCCGAAATTAAAATCGAGGTTCTGCCGAAGTACGCCGCCTGGGTGAATGGCGTGCTGGCCGCAGAAGCTGAGCAGCAGGACGACGTGGTGATGTTCGTCATGCTCTGGCGCATTGACGCCGGGGATTATGCCGGCGCACTGGAAATTGCCCGCCATGCAGTTAGCCGCGGCTGGGGAATGCCGATCGGCAACCGCAACACGCAGACGGTGCTGGCCGAGGAGATGGCCGACGCGGCAAAAAATGCCCTGCTGGCAAAAACGGATTTCGACGTAGCGCTGCTGCTGCAGACGCTGGACGTGATCGGCGAACTGGATATGCCGGACCAGTCACGCGCCCGCCTTCACAAGTCCATCGGCTGGATGCTCGCCGACAGCAGCCCGGCCTCGGCCCTGAACCACCTGACCCGCGCGCTGCAGCTTGACGAGAAGTGCGGCGTGAAAAAAGACATTGAGCAGCTGACGCGGAAAATCCGCAACGCCAGCTGATAACCGGACGTGCCCACGCGCGGGGCGGCACGGGGTGGCGACAGGCTGAGCCTTATCAAAACCCCGTCCACCGCCCAACCTTTTCAGGAGTAGCAATTGATGGAATTTGTAGCGCCGCAGAAGGCGGCGGGAACGCCGGAAACAATCCCCAATAACTCATTCTGGCCGGACATCGATCTGGCGAAGTTCCGAACCGCAATGCGCGTTGACGGCACCGTGACACCGGAGCGCCTGCGGCAGGTGGTGCTGACCGCAATGGCCGAAGTGAACGCGGAGCTTTACCCGTGGCGCGAACAGCAGGAGCTGCGCGGCTTTAACAGCCTGGCCGATGTGCCGGGTGAGAAGCTGGCCGGCGAGAGTGCCCGCCTGCATCACTACCAGAATGCGGTGTGGTGCTGGACCCGCGCGGTGCTCAACGAGCGCTACCAGGATTTCGACGCCACCGCCGCCGCCATGAAGCGCGGTGATGAACTGGCGGACGCCACCGGCGATCTGTGGCGGGACGCGCGCTGGGCGGTCAGCCGCGTGCAGAACCTGCCGCACTGCACCGTCGAGCTTATCTGATGAAAGTGCGTGCGCAGCAGTACGACACGGTGGACGCGCTCTGCTGGCGCCACTACGGGCGCACGCAGGGCATAACCGAGCAGGTCTTACAGGCGAATCCGGGGCTGGCGGAGCACGGCCCAATCCTGCCGCACGGGCTGGAGGTGGAGCTGCCGGACGTGACAACGGCGGCAACCGTGCAGGCCGTCCAGCTTTGGGACTGAACTATGTGGGAGAAAATCTGCACTTTTATCACCTGGTGCATCGCGGTGGTGATGGCGTGGCTGGGTGGCTTGAACCTGAAAGACGCGTCAACGGTGGCCGGCGTTCTGATCGGCCTGCTGATGGCGCTGATCAGCTGGTACTACAAGCACAAAACCTATCAGCTGCTGGCAAGCGGGCGCATCACGCGGGAGGACTATGAATCTGCAAACCGTTAAGCGCTGCAGCGTCGGCGCGGTACTGGCCATCGCCGCGATGCTGCCGGGCTTTCAGACGCTGCACACCTCGCCGGAGGGACTGAAGCTTATCGCGGATTACGAGGGGTGCCGGCTCAAGCCGTACCTGTGCGATGCGGGCAGGTGGACCGACGGCATCGGCAACACGGTGGGTGTCATTCCCGGCAAGACGATCACCGAGCGGCAGGCTGCGGGCAACTTCATCACCAACGTGTTACGCGTCGAGGCGGCACTGGCGCGCTGCGTGGCGGTTTCCATGCCGCAGCAGGTTTACGACGCGCTGGTGTCGCTGGCGTTCAACGTCGGCACCGGCAACGCCTGCGCCTCAACCATGGTGACGTTGCTGAAAAAAGGGAAATGGCGCGAGGCGTGTTACCAGCTGCCGCGCTGGGTGTACGTGAAGGGCGTTTTTAATATCGGACTGGATAACCGGCGCCAGCGTGAGCTGGCCTGGTGTCTGAAAGGAGCGTGAGAGATGAGTAAACGTAATCAGGGTCTGGTGGTGTGGGGCGTGCTGCTGACGCTTGTGATGATGTCGCTGATGAGCCACAACGGCGCGGCAATGCATATCGTGGTCGCCCTTGTCTGGCTGGTCAATATCTTTACCGGCGCGCTGGCCGGCTGCGCCATGGGGGTGCTGTTTTCTGACGGCGCGACCCGGCAGCGCCTGAAGGCAGCGCTGAAGAAGTTGCTGGCCGGCAGCGACGCGCAGGCCGTGCCGAAATATGCGGGCTGGCTGCTGAAGCTGCTGATCGTGATGTCGCTGGCCTTTTCGGGCTGGGTGATCACGCTGGTCTGCTACCTGCTGGCCGTGGTGATTTATAACCTGCTGCGCAGCCAGCTTGCAGAGCCTGCGGCTGTATGATGCGCGCGCTTGCGGTGCTGGTATCTGCGCTGCTGGCCGCGCTCGGCGTGCAGTCTTGGCGGCTCAGTACGGCGCACAGCCGCATTGATACGCAGGCGATCACCATTGAAAGCCAGGGCAAAAAGCTTTCGCAGAAAAACGGCCAGCTGATTGCCCTGAATATCCTGACGCAGACCAGCAGCCGCGCGCAGACGCAGCTGTTTGCCGCCGCCGAGCAGAACGGCAAATTACTGCGCGAGCGGCAGCGCACCATTGAGGAACTGAAACGTGAAAATGAAGACCTTCGCCGCTGGTCTGACACCCCTCTGCCTGATCCTGTTGTCCGGCTGCGCCAGCGACCGGCCCTCGCCGGAGGTGAGTCTTACCGTCAGTGGCTGTCCGAAAATCACCCGCTGCCAGCTCGACCCGGCAGGGCCGCGCAGTAACGGCGACCTGAACGCACTGCTGGATGAAACGGAGGCCGCCTGGGCGGCATGCGCTGACAAGGTAGACACCATTATCAGCTGTCAGGAAAAAGACGATGAACAAGCCGCAGTCCTTACGTCGCGCCCTGAATAAGTCGGTGCCCTATGTGGATGAAAACCCTGACAGGCTGCACCTGTTTGTTGACGCCGGCCAGCTGGTCGCCACCTCCGCCGCCTCGATGTCGTGGGAATACCGCTACACGCTGAACGTGGTGATCACCGACTTTACCGGCGATCAGAACCTGCTGATGGCGCCGGTGCTGTTCTGGCTGATGGAGAACCAGCCGGACGCGCTGCAGAACAGCGTGGAGCGGGAAAAGCTGTTCGCGTTTGAGGTCGATATCCTCGGCAATGACCGCTGCGACATCAGCATGAATATCCGGCTGACCGAGCGCGTGATCGCCCGCGAGGTGGACGGAAAGATGTCGGTGGAAGCCGTGCCGGAACCTGAACCCCCGGACGAATACTGGACGGTAAGTCATGGCTGAATTGCATGAGGTTGACGCCTGGCTGGATGCTTTGCTGACGAAGCTGGCACCGGCGGCTCGCAGAAAGATGCTGCGCGAGGTCGCCCGCGACGTGCGGCGCATTCAGCAGGCGAACATCACCGCGCAGCGTGCGCCGGACGGCACCTCGTGGGAACCGCGCCGCGCCAGCGCCCGCAGCAAGCCGGGGCGCATCCGCCGCAAAATGTTTGCGAAGCTCAAAACTGCCAAATATCTGAAGGCACAGGCGGACGACAACGCGGCCGAAATCAGTTTTGTGCCGGCGGTGCAGAAGCTGGCGCGCGTCCACCATTACGGGCTGCGGGACCGCGTAAACCGGCGCGGCACGGTTGTGCAATATGCCGAGCGTCCGCTGCTGGGCGTAAACGCGGAGGTGGAAAGCACGGTGCGCGATACGCTGCTGCGCTGGCTCAGCGAGTAATCTGCCCTGTTCGCCGAAAATGACAACATGCACGCCGGGTTTAATAAGTGCAATGGTATCCCTGAGCGGCCGGCCGTGCGCCCCTTTGACGGCGAACAGAAGTACCACATCTGAACCACTAAAAACTAAATCTCTTTACCCGCCAAAGGCTTTACAAAAACCCCAACCGCAGCGGCTTGATCAGTTCTACCGATCGATATTACTGTTTATCCATACAGTATTTATCACGGAGGTAAATGACCATGCCACGCGACTACGAAATCATGATTGCTTTCCGGCAGGCGGTGAAACGCGACGCTGCTGGCCGCTACACCATCAGCACACTCGACTTCATCAGGGAGCTTGACCGTCTGAACTGGCATTACACGCTGCGTGCGGCCAATAAGTGGATCGAGATGCACACCACAACGTTCCGCGACATCACTAAAACCGACGGTGAAGAGCGCCTGTTCCAGGTGTTCAATCCGAACGGCGGTGTGTGATGTTTGCCCTGGTCGATGTGAACTCGTTCTATGCGAGTTGCGAAACGGTATTCAGGCCTGATTTGCGGGGAAAGCCGGTAGTGGTGCTGAGCAACAATGACGGATGTGTCATTGCACGATCGGCGGAGGCCAAAGCGCTGCAAATCCCCATGGGCGCGCCTTACTTCAAGCTGAAGGATGAATTCCGCCGGCACAAGGTGCAGGTGTTCAGCTCCAACTATGCGCTCTACGCCGACATGAGCAACCGCGTGATGAGCACGCTGGAGAGCATGGCGCCGGCCGTGGAAATCTACTCAATCGACGAAGCGTTTATGTGCCTGGACGGCATGCAGCGCAATCACCCGCTTGAGGACTTTGGACGTGCTGTCCGGGCGCGCGTTAAGCAGGAAACGCACCTGACCGTAGGCGTAGGGATAGCGCAGACCAAAACGCTCGCAAAACTGGCTAACCATGCAGCCAAGAAGTGGACGAAGACCGGCGGCGTGCTGGACCTGTCGAACATCGACCGTCAGCGCAAGCTTATGGCGCTGGTGCCGGTTGAGGATGTATGGGGTGTCGGCCGGCGCATCAGCAGGAAGCTTAACGCCATGGGCATCATGACCGCCAGAGACCTGTCAGAGCAAAGCACCTACACCATCCGCAAACACTTCAACGTTGTGCTGGAGCGAACCGTCAGAGAGCTGCGCGGTGAGCCATGCCTGCAGCTGGAAGAGTTCGCCCCCACCAAACAGCAGATTGTCTGCTCCCGCTCATTTGGCTCCCGGATCACCAAATACGACGATATGCGCGAAGCCATATGCACCTTCGCCGCGCGAGCCGCGGGTAAGCTGCGCGGCGAGCGCCAGTATTGCACGCAGATAGCCGTGTTCGTCCGGACCAGCCCTCACGCCGTGGGGGAAGTTTTCTACGGCAACCAGTCGACCGGCAAGGTGCTCACGCCAACCAACGACACGCGCGACATCATCCGGGTGGCCATTGAGGCGCTCGACCGCATCTGGCTTGAAGGACACCGCTATATGAAGGCTGGCGTGATGCTGGGCGATTTCTACAGCGAAGGCGTGTCGCAGTTGAATCTGTTTGATGAAAACAAACCACAGGCCAACAGCGAGGCGCTGATGCGCGTAATGGATGGTCTCAACCTGAGCGGGAAGGGGAATCTATGGTTCGCAGGGCAGGGTATACAGAACACATGGGCGATGAAGCGCGAGATGCTTTCTCCGGCATATACCACAAAAGTTTCCGACCTGCCGGTGGTCCGGTGCTGATCACTTCGCGGCCGTCTGAAACGCTTCACGTTCCGACGTGTGATGGTTTGGCGATAATCGACAGGTCGGTGCGGCCAAAGCCAGGTGACACCATCCTGTTTGAGGCGCATGGGATTTGCCATATCGGCCGGCTCGGGCTGAACTACATCATCTGTGAAGACGGCGATACGTATGAGGGAGAGGCGCTGGAAGATATCAGCGTGATTGGGGTGCAGATGTGGAATGTAGTGGAAGTGCGCGAGGGTACAGCGATTGGGAACCGCACCGCGTCAGCGCCCGCAGCAAGCCGGGTCGCATCCGCCGCAAAATATATGTCAAGCTCAAAACCGCCAAGTGTCTGAAAACGCAGGCGGACGACGACGCGGTCGAAAACAGTTTTGCGCCGGCGGTGCAGAAGCTGGCGCGCGTCCTCGACTACGGGCTACAGGAACGAGTAAACTATCTCGGCGTTAAAGTAAAATATGCGGAGCGTAAATTATCAGGAGTTAATGATAGAGTTTAAACAACTGCTAAAGACACGCTTCTGCGTTGGCTAATTTAACCAACGCAGTCTATGTAACTATGGATGTACTTTTTGGCCTGACCATTGCGGGCCATTGAAATGGAGTGTTGGAGCGCTAATTTCGCTGTAGCTCCAAATAGGTCTTTGCTCTGTATAAAATATTGTCCTGAAAGTATGTTGAAGTCGAAATTCGAACAATTCTTTTCCGTATTGAGCCTCAAGTAAAACATGTATCGCAGCTATCGAATTAATCAGCTTTTCGAGGGTGGCTTGATTTTTTGTATTCCCGCGGTCATGCTTTACGCTATTATAGGCATGATACCAATCTAAGGATGCTGTAGTGTCAGGACGCTTCCAGCCTTTGAAAGGTGAAAACAATCCAAGATCAGGATAGAACGGAACTGAAACTTCATAATCATCTAGTTTAAGAACAGGGAGGCACCAAATATAGTCTTCGGTGCTATAATTCCTTCTAAGAGGTGGAACATTATGTGCTGTAAGAATGGCTTTCCAGAGGTATTCAACTTCAGTACATGTAATAATTAATAATTCTCTTATTCTATTTCCGTATGCATTGAAATTTCCCGGTTCTGGTTCGACTGTTCTAAATATATCTAGCAAGGATTCGATTATGTTATCGTAAGCTCGAACTTCATCCGCTCTAGCTGACGTTTTTATCTGCTCGTCGCTTAATCCCGGTTCCCCTCGATTGATTCTAGTGAAGTAATTTCCTGCATTTGTGATTTTCTTCGTTTGCAAAACCTCTATTTTTCCGCGATTGGTGTTTTGGCTTAAGAAATAGCTCATGGCACCATGCATTTCTTTTTCTGTGGGTGTGTATGGGATGTTAGGTGAGAGGGAGTTAATTCTTTCGAGATTGAAGTACGCATTCCAGTCTCCATTTCCCACATAATCATTCGGTTCTGCATCATAAGGATAGAAATAACATCTACCATTATCAATCTGAAAGTAACCTACGAAGCCTTCTTTAGAAGAATAAATGTAGCTTTCCATTTTTCACCTCCATTTCAAATGTCGTTGTGTATTCATTGTGCCATTGACCAAACATTTTCGATCGTGTGATTTAACAAAAAATTTTAGTCATTCTCTTAAGATGAATACACAGCTTACCGAAATCATGCGCCTCATCACCAACCTGATCCGCACCGGCATTGTGTCCGAGGTGGATAAAGTGAACTGGCTGTGCCGGGTGAAAACGGGCGACCTTGAAACCAACTGGATCAACTGGCTGACCCTGCGCGCCGGTAATACACGTACGTGGTGGAAGCCGTCTGTGGGGGAGCAGGTTGTACTGCTGAGCCTCGGCGGCAATCTGGAAACCGCGTTTGCGCTGCCGGCCATCTATTCAGAGGCTTTCCCGCCACCTGACTATTCCGAGGATGGCACAACCACCGTGTTTAAGGACGGCGGCTGGTTTCAGTATGAGCCGGAAACCGGCCAGCTGCTGATCAGGAACATCAAAAGCGTGCTGATCGAGGCGTCGGACAAAATCGAGCTAAATACTGCTCAGTTTGTCGTGAACGCTGAGCAGACGCGGCTTAACAGCCCGACCGTAATCACCGGTGATACTGCGATTCATGGCGGCACGGAGCTTAATGGCGGCGCGAAGATTAGCGGCGACGTGACGCAGGGCGGGGGACAAATGAGTTCAAACGGCGTGGTAGTTGACGACCATGACCACGGCGGCGTCCAGCGCGGCAGCAGCAGAACGGACGGCCCGCAATGACAATGTATCTCGGCATGAACCGCGACACCGGCGAGGCGATCACGGACATTGACCACATCCGCCAGAGCGTGCGCGACATTCTGGTGACGCCGGAGGGCAGCAGGATAGCGCGGCGCGAATACGGCTCGCTGCTGTCGGTGCTGACTGACCGCCCGCAGAATGACGCCACGCGCCTGCAGGTGATGGCGGCGGTCTACACCGCGCTGAGCCGGTGGGAGCCGCGCATCAGACTGAGCACCATAAACATCACCAGTGCCTACGATGGCTCGATGGTGGTTGAGATGGCCGGCCAGCGCGACGACGGATCGCCGCTCGCTTTATCCGTACCGACAGGGGGCAACAGTGGCAGTAATTGACCTTTCACAGCTGCCGGCACCGGGGATTATTGAGGTGCCGGACTTTGAGACGCTGCTGGCTGAGCGAAAAGCGGCGCTGATCGCGCTTTATCCGGCAGAGCAGCAGGCGGCCGTGCGCCGCGTTCTGGCGCTGGAGTCCGATCCGATGGTGAAAATGCTGCAGGAAAGCGTGTACCGCGAAATCCTGCTGCGCCAGCGCATTAACGAGGCGGCGCAGGCGGTTATGGTGGCCTATGCGCTGGGCAGCGATCTGGACCAGCTGGCCGCCCTGAATAACGTAAAGCGCCTGACCGTGACGCCAGCCAGCCCCGACGCGGTGCCGCCGGTTGATGCAGTGATGGAAACCGACGACGCCCTGCGCGTGCGCGTGCCGGAAGCATTCGAGGGTTTATCCGTGGCCGGGCCGACGGGCGCGTATGAGTTTCACGCGAAAAGCGCCGACGGGCGGGTGCTGGATGTGTCCGCAACCAGCCCGGCGTCGGCGGAGGTGTTGATCACAGTGCTAAGCCGCGAGGACAACGGCACGGCAACAGCTGACTTACTGGCTACAGTGAACGCCGCGCTAAACGCCGAGAGCGTCCGTCCGGTGGCGGACCGCGTGACCACGCAGGCGGCAACCATTCACGATTACAGCGTTAAGGCGAAGCTGCACCTGTTCGACGGCGTGGCGGCCGGACCGTGCATTGAAGCGGCAAACGAGAGGCTGGCCGCTTACCTTACGGAACAGAAAAAGCTGGGCCGCAGCGTGCGCCGGGAGTCCTACGGCGCGGTGCTGCGCGTGGCCGGCGTGGACTGGGTGGAAATGATCGAGCCGGCAGAGGACATCATCATGGACCGCACGCAGGCCGGCAACTGCACGGGCACCGACGTGTCGGTGGCCGCTGACGGGGTGGCGTTATGAGCAACAGCAGCCTGATGCCGCCCGGCTCTGCGGCACTTGAGCGCCGTCTGGCAGAGGCGTGCGCGGACATTTCCGGGCTGAACGTGCCGCTGCGCGAACTGTGGAATCCGCTCACCTGCCCGGTGAGTTTTCTTCCCTATCTTGCCTGGTCGTTTTCAGTGGACCGCTGGGACGAGGGCTGGGCGGAGAGCGTCAAGCGCAAGGTGGTGCAGGATGCGTTTTATATCCATCAGCACAAGGGGACCATCAGCGCGGTGCGCCGCGTGGTGGAGCCGTTCGGCTTCCTGATCCGCGTCATCGAGTGGTGGCAGAGCGACGACGCGCCCGGCACGTTTCGCCTCGATATCGGCGTGGAAGACCAGGGCATTACGGAAGAAACCTATCAGGAGCTGGAACGGCTTATCAGCGACGCGAAGCCCTGCAGCCGCCATATGCTCGGCATGTCCATTAACCTGCAGAGCGCGGGCCGGTTCTATACGGGCGCGGCCAGCTACGACGGCGACGATCTTACCGTTTACCCCTATACCCCCGACATCATCTCCGTCAGCGGCCCGGCTTATGCCGGCGCGGCGGTTCACGTAATCGACCTGCTGGAAGTGGGACCATGACACAGAAATTTTATGCAATCGTGACCAACCTTGGCGCCGCCAAGATTGCCAACGCCGTATCGCTTGGCACCAAACTCAACATCACGCAGATGGCCGTAGGCGACGGTGGCGGTGCATCCCCCACGCCGAACGCCAGCCAGACCCGGCTGGTCAACGAGGTCCGGCGCGCAGCGCTCAACTCGCTGAGTGTGGATGCAGCCAATGGCAGCCAGATTATTGCCGAGCAGATTATCCCGGAATCCGAGGGTGGATTCTGGATCCGCGAAATGGGCCTGTTTGACGCCGACGGCACGCTTATCGCGGTGTGTAATACCGCTGAGACTTATAAGCCACAACTGCAGGAGGGCAGCGGACGCACCCAGCGCCTTCGCATGATGATTATTGTCAGCAGCACGGATGCGGTCACGCTCAAGGTAGACCCCTCCGTGGTGCTGGCAACCCGCCAGTACGTGGATGAGGAAGTCACGGAGGTGCGCCAGTATGCTGACGGCCTGTTAGCGTCGCACCTGAAGGCCACCGATCCGCATACACAGTACGCACCCAAGGCCAGCCCCACCTTTACCGGTTCGCCCAAAGCGCCCACGGCGGCGGCAGGTGACAGCTCTACGCTGCTGGCGACCACGGCATTTGTGCAGGCGGCACTTGCGGCACTGGCCGGGGGCGCGCCTGCGGCGCTTAATACCCTCAAAGAACTGGCCGACGCGCTGGGTGGGGATGCTAATTTCTCCACCACGGTGCTGAACAAGCTCGCCGGGAAAATGGATATTGCGAAGAACGGCGCCGATATTGCCGACGTGTCCGCCTTCCTTAAAAATATGGGGCTGGGTGAAGCTGCGAAGAGGGATATCGGGACGGGTGCTAATCAGATACCTGATATGAACAGCTTTGCAATATATGGTGTGGCGAGCGTATTTTCGGCAATTAATATCGCGGGAAAAAAACGTCTGATGGAAGGCAATGGGTCGGGTACATTCTCGAATGGCGTGCTGACTTTTACGCTCCCTCTTGCCTTTGGTGGTGATGGCTTCACTTTCATTGCAACTGATGTAGGAAGTGGAGTTTTCAGCATTGCCAGCATCCCTGCAGGCGCAAATAAAGTAACGATGTACGCCAAAGACGGCCCCGGAAATGCGGCAAACGGGGCGATTGCATTCAAATACATTGCAGTGGGGCCAGTTTAAAATGTTCTATTCAGATGAAGCGGGGTTTACCTCAGATAGGGTGTCAGGTGACCAGCTGGAAATAACGGAGAAAGAGTGGCAGGCGCTTGTTATCGGACAAGCAGGTGGCAAAGTTATATCAACGGATAGTCAAGGTAACCCCGTTCTGACTGATCCACCTGAGCCTAGCCCAAAACAACGCCAGATAATTGCTGAGCAAAAGCGTGAGGCCTTAATGCGAGAAGCTGAGCAGGCTATTTCCATCTGGAAAACAAAGTTGCTAATGGGCAGGGAGTTGACTGAAACGGAAAGTGCGAAGCTTAATCAGTGGATGGATTATATTGATGCGCTCAATGCCGTGGATCTTACTTCCGCATCTGATGTCCGCTGGCCTGCAAAACCAGAATAACCCATCGGCCCGTTACGGGCTTTTTTTCATTGTGTCATTCCCCACACAATGCCATCCGGGTGCGCCCGCCCCCGCGACCTTTCACCATAGCGGAACCCCTTAACAGGAGAACCGCCACATGGCACAGGATTATCATCACGGCGTGCGCGTTGAGGAAATCAACGAGGGCACCCGAACCATTACCACCGTAAGCACCGCGATTGTCGGGCTGGTCTGCACCGGTGACGACGCTGACCCGGCAACGTTCCCGCTTAATCGCCCGGTGCTGCTGACCGACGTACTCACCGCCAGCGGTAAGGCGGGCGAATCCGGCACGCTGGCCCGATCGCTGGACGCTATCGCCGACCAGTCCAAACCCGTCACCGTCGTGGTGCGCGTGCCGCAGGGCGAGACCGAGGCGGAAACCTCC